TTTTATGAGCGTTGTAACAACTCTTAAATTTACTGTTTATGCTGATAGCCACGATGAACTAATGGAAGTTGCTGAGCATAGAATTTCTGACTTCTTTCAAGTAGATGTAGAAGACGTAAAGTCAAAATTTAATTATGAAATTAGTGTAGTTGAGAATGTAGATATGTCTGCTGATAACGACTACGAAGCAACAATAATAGTAAGAGGTAGAGATGTCTGAACAAGTTCCTCAAGAGCAAAATGTTCTCCCCCGTGTAGAGGCTCTACGTGAAGCAGCAAAGATTATTTCTGGAGATAGAGATTTACAGTATGGCGGTCCAGAAGAAAACTTTACTCGCATTGCAAAAATTTGGTCTGTAATTGTTGGAGCAGAAATTTCTTCAGAAGACGTTGCTATGATGATGGTTGGTTTAAAGTTGGCACGTTACGCTTCAAAGTCTGGATTCCAACCTGACACATGGATTGATATTGCTGGATATGCTGGTTGCGGTTTTGAAGTAGGTAGTGTAGAAAGTAGTAAGTGATTTTTTAAAAACAGAAACGGGACGGTCTTGAGTAAAAAACTTCGTGAACCTTGGGAATTTGAAAGTCCTATTTGTAGAGAAGTTGGCGGAGACCTTTTTTATTCTGCAGACGAAGATGACCCTGAACAAATAGACACAAATTTTACTAACGTGCATTTGGCTAAAAGGTTGTGCTCTAACTGTATTCACATAAAGGACTGTGCTGAGTGGGGTATTCATCACGAAACTTTTGGTGTTTGGGGTGGTCTATCTCCTAAAGAACTAGCAACTATAAGAAGTCAAAAAAGAATACCTTTGCGGACTATAACTAATTTTAAGGTGCTGTAGACTGTTTCACATAGTCCTCAGGAGGTCCTAGAGATGTCAGCAGAACAAGCCCTTAGACCAATGGCGTTGTGTGAACTATGTTATTTAGATGACCACATTCTCTGGGAACCAGAGAGCATGAATGAAGACGGTCAAATTTTAATGAAATTAATCAGTGTTGATGTTCCCGAAAAAGTAAACACTGAATCAGTAGAAACTTGCTGTATGTGCGGTTCAATTACTGTTGCTGGAATTTTTCAAATGATGAATCCTAAAGAAGTTTACTTTTTAGAAGACGATGAATTAGAAAGCAATTTTGTTATGTCTCTTGGAGATGATGACGAGGCTTTTGATGAAGGATTCTAGAGTTGGTCAATCCCTCTGGGAAGAGTGGTATGGGCTAGGTTACGATGAGTTCCACCCAAACAGTATGGTTTTTTATACAGTTGACCATGTGTCTTTAGATGAGGATGTTGTGTTGAGGGCTTTAGCATCTTGCCTTCAAAGAGACGGAATTGCTGACTCGCTACTTGATGGTTTTAATATGCTTTCAAAAGCATCTGTTACTCACACATATGCTGGGGTTACCGATACTGATTCTGAACTTAGTATTTGTGATTCAGAAGGCTATACAGAGTATGGGGATTTAGTAGAAGAAATAAAAAGGGTAACTTTAGTAGATTTCTAGCGTGTCTGTCTGCTATTCTTTTGTATATTTTAATATAATTGTGTTCTATGTGGAAACCTGCTATTAGTCTTAACTGGCAACGCGATGCCCTTTGCGCAAAACCAGAGAACAAAAAATATATGCAATGGTTTCACTCCAAGGATTCTGTCGAAAGAAATGAAGCAAAAAATTTATGCTTTTCTTGTCCTGTCCGTAAAGACTGCCTGCAGTGGGCTCTAGAGCACAGAGAAATTTGGGGTATCTGGGGAGGCAAGGACGAAATTGAACTTCGTAGAGCGCTCTCTGTGGCTTACAACGGTGAAGAACGTAAGCGTAATCGTCCACCGAATTGTCCTTACTGCACTGCCCGTCCTAGTAAGTTATCAACATCTATTGAAAAACTTCCACCAGGCGGACGTTGGACTCGTGCAAAAGTAGTTACTTGTACCGAATGTGGATTTGCATGGCGCGGACGCTCTAGTGCAAATGCTGTAGAGGCTTACCAAGCAGACCGTGAAAATAAGAAAAAAGAAAGGGCTTCCCGAAAGAAGCCCTAACTAATTTTTATTTATAGTTTTGTCTGAATTACGCTGATATCTCCGCGTGGGTCTAAATCTTCACCAACTGTGAATGTCAATAAACCTGGCTTACTTTCTAAACCTGAACGGTCACGCCACCAAGGTGAACCGGGGTCAGTTGTAGGAGCCTGTAGCCACAGACGTGAGCCAACATCAAGAGCCTTGAAGTGGTGGTAGTGTCCAGACACCCACATATCTGCTCCACCAAGTGCAGTCTGTCCTGCTGCTTGACCAGATAAATACTTCACTACATCTTTACCGCATTGGTGTCCGTGGAACAACCCAATAAGAGTTCCGCAAACATCTACCGTAAGAGTTTGATGGTCTTTTTCTGGGTAACGGAACTTAACGTGAGACAGTGCTGGATTTTCTGCGCAAGCATCTTGAACTGCAGATGCAATTTCTACGTTCCAACCATCTGACGGGTCTGCTACAACTTGTCGCGTAACTTCATCGTGGTTTCCATTTACTACGGCAATAATAAGTTCTTCGCAGTGTGGCGCAAAAGTTTTAATCTGTTGCATTAAAAGACGACGGGCAACACGAGTTTGCTCTGTTTGTCCAAGGTCTGACGCTGCAGGACTTTGTAAACGACCGTTCTGAGAAACATTTCCTTCAACATGGTCGCCTGCAAGCAAGAATGCAACGGTACCTAAAGGACGACCTAACTTTAGAAGTTCCTTGTATCTAACAAGTGCTCCATCTGTTAGGTCTAAAATTCTTTGGATTGATTCTGCAGTACCTTGACCATTTGCTTTTTTACCAATTTGCTGGTCACTTGGTACTACAACATATGCACCACTGCCAGTTGCTTTTTTGGCTACTTTTGTTGGTTTCCATTTTTTAATTTCTTCAATAAGTTGCTCAGCATCTTCTAATTCTTCCTCTAGTAAATCTGCTGGCACTACTGATACGCGATAAGATTCAAGCCATTCTTGGTTAGCAGATTGCCACTTACTTTGTCTCACACTTGTGACACGCCACGCTGCTGGGTCTAAATCAAAATCTCGTAGAATTGCATCTGCATCAGCAGTATTTCCTGCTGGTCTGGGCGTACTAACAACAAAGCCACCAGTCTTATGGTCAATATCCATACGTGGCTTCCACGCTTCTGAAGTTTCTTGCTTACGCTTATCCGAACCTGTTTGACCAGGGGATGCTAACTCTTCAAGAACTTTTTTTGAAAAACTTTCAGACATTATTTATCACCTAATGCTTCTATACGGGCATTTATTCCTGTGAAGCATCGGCATTGTTTACGCCTATGTAGTGCAATAGAAGACTGCGCTACATCATGGTTTTCAGATAAAAGTAATTCATAAATTTGACGATTAGAAAATCGTTTAACTTTTTCACTTTTAGGAAAAAGAATAAGTTGTAAAGTATTTTTATCGTCTTCGTCGAGTGTTGACAGTACTTTTGAAACTCCGCAGGGGAGTCCAAACTGAGGCGCTGAAAGTTCTGAAACTTTTTCTGCTAGTTTTCCCATTACCAGTCCTTCTTGTTGTTAAGTCTTGTGACTAGACATATAAGAACTTTAACAGAAATAATTACAATTTGTGTGACTTGTGTTACTGGTGTGTCGAACTAATATATAATAAATAAAAGTGTTAGAAAACTATGCTGTTTTTCTTGCTCTAGGTTTTTTAACAGCAGCAACTGGAGTTGAATTATTTATAATAAGTTCTTTAATAAACTCTAATTCAGTTGTTGTTTTTATACTATGCATCTCAATAGTATTCACTCTGTCTGCTAGGGAGGAGCCACCATTTTCCCAGAGTTGGTGCTCTACTCTGTCTAGGCGTTCAGAAATGGTTCTACCTTTTGAATCAGTTCCGATAGCATCTTCAAGTCTTTTAGCAATTTTGTATATGGCGTATAAAGCGCCTGTAATGGTTACTGCCCCGCCGAAGAACATCACAAACTGGGAGAATAATGACACGGTGTCACCTTTCAAGGTGTATACTGTAGACTCGCTTCTAGCGCGTATGACTACTATAGCATAAACCTTACTGTTTTGAGGTGGCTCTATTGCTTTTTACCTAGAATAAGGTATAGTCTTCTTACGGCGCACAAACGTCCTTGAAAGGAGAAAACGACTAAATGACACAGGGATTTCTGCCTAGTTTACTTTCCGAGGTGACTTATGTCTCGGCATGATGAAGCAAACATTGATGGCAGATTTAGTAAGGCAACTTCTTGGTATGCCTCACAAGGATGGAAAATTCTCCCTTGTTATGGAATTGTTGGCGGTCGCTGTACTTGTAGTCAAACCCACGCTGAACCTAAAGATGTAGGAAAGCACCCAGCAATTAGTGGATGGCACACTGAAGCATCTAGTGATGTAAATGTTATTGAACGCTGGTGGGAGCGTGACTCAGAAGCAAACATTGGTGTTTTCTGTCGTCCCTCAGGATTTTTTGTAATTGATATTGACCCTCGCTCAGGTGGTCACGATTCTTTTGAAGAGTTTGAAAAACTAGTTGAAGGAAACTTACCTCCAACTGTTGAAGCATTAACTGGTGAATACACGCTTGGTGGAAAAACTATGCGTGGTCGTCATATTTTTTATCGATGCGATGCTTCTGAGGATTTGGTTGGAAACCTAAAGTCTGCTGGTATCAAAGGTATTGATATTAAGCACAACGGTTATGTTCTTATTGCACCTTCTCGTCACTTCTCTGGTCAGAACTATGAATGGGCTGAGGGCAAGGCTCCTTGGGAAACTGAAATGGCTCAGGCTCCAGAAGAACTTTTAAATTTTTTGCGTAAGCGTGGTCGTCGTCCTACATCTTCAAAATCTTTAAGTTCTTCTCTTGGGGCTATGGATTGGAGTGCAACATTTGATGATGTTGACTTTGGCAAAAACAAAGAAGAAATTCGTAAAATTCTTGAAGATGGAATTGAAGAAGGCTCTCGCGCTGTAGATATTTACAAACTTACTTGCTCACTTGCAAATGAATATCCTGTAGACAAGCCTCATGGTCGCGAAGCGCTTGAAACTTTGATGATTCGATTTAACGCTGAAAAAGTAAAACCACCTCTACCTCTTGAAGGTCAGGGCGGTCTGCTAATGCATGTTCGTCGCGCCATTGATTTTATTGCTAATAACCCTAAGTCAAACATGCTTTGGCCCGGTATTGGTGATGTAGAAAATGGTTGGGCTAAAAAATCAACCGAAGAGACTCAAGCAAGATTTAACCCTAAGCCAACATCAAACTCTTCTGAAGAATTAGAGTTTTTACCGGGAACTCTTGCTGGTGCTATATCCGAGAGTATTCATAAAGGTGAATCAGTTGCTGAAGCATCTTCCCTTTCTAACTTAAATGTCCCAAAGGATACTGATGCCATTAGTGAAGAAGACGGTGGGATTGTCGGGCAACGTACTTTATCTGATACAGGCAATGGTCGTAGGTTTGTAGATACATTTGGTGAAGCAGTTCGTTATTCAGAAGGTCTTGGTTGGTTCCACTGGGACGGTGGATATTGGAAGCCAGACATTGAAGGTTTAGAAATGCAAGAACTTGCAAAAAGTCTTGCTCCTGTTATCGCTAGTGAAGTAAAAAACTACGACGGTGATTCTGACAAACAATCAGATGTTATTAAATGGGCACAGAATTCTAAATCAAACGCCAGACTAAAGTCTGCAATTGAGAATGCTAACTCCGACCGTCGTATTCGAGTTGCAGTAGACCAATGGGATTCTAATCCTCACATGCTTGGAGTCTTAAATGGTGTTGTTGATTTACGCTCTGGAGAACTTTTAAAGAATAGACCAGACCTATATATAACTCGTAGAGCACCTGTTGCTTATTCTCCTGGTACTCGTAACATACGTTGGGAAGAGTTTCTAAACTTTGCAACTGGTGGGGACAAAGAGTTTCAAGACTGGCTACAACGGGCAGCAGGTTACTCTCTTACTGGTTTAAGTAAGTATGACTTAATGTTTCTTGTATATGGTCCTGCTGGCTCTGGTAAAAATACTTTTGTTGAAGCAATTGTTAAATGTCTTGGTACTCAGCAATATGCCTGGCCATTTGACTCAAGCATTCTTGCTAGTGGTGACGGTAATGCATCAGGTTCTGACCTATATCACTGGGCTGAACTTCGTGGTCGTCGTCTTGTGTGGGTTGACGAACTTCCAGACTCAGAGCGTTTGAAAGAGAACTCAGTAAAGAAGTTAACTGGCTCTGAAGAAATCTCTGCTCGTTCTCCGGGTGAACGTCCATTTACTTTTAAGGCTCAGGCAAAACTTTGGATATCTACAAATCATCGTCCAATTATTAACGATGATGCAATGTGGAGACGTATTCGTCCAATTCCATTTACGTTCGTGCCTGAAAACCCAGACCCAGACTTAAAGGAATATATTTTTGACCCTGAGGGCGCTCTTCCTGCTGTTCTTTCGTGGGCTGTTGAAGGTGCAATAAAAATGCTTGGTTCAAGTTCTCGCGATGCTCTTGGTTGGTGTTCTGTTGTTTCTGAAGCAGCAGAAATCTATCGAAAGAACGAAGACCGTATTGGATTGTTCTTGGAGGAAGAGACTATTCTAAATGAAGGTGCTACTACTCCAATTAAGTCTTTGTATGTTATTTACCGTATTTGGGCTGAAGAGCGTGGTGAAAAGCCTATGACTCAGACTGCATTCCAGCGTAAAATGCTAGAACGCAACGTAGAAGTTGTGGGTCAGGGTTCTCAAGCAATAATTATGGGTCGTTCTTTGAAGCCTCGACAGGTAAGTAATAACGATATTGATTGGGGCACTGCTACTAGGTTTGCCAGATAGGGATACTTTAGTTGAGGTAAAATAGAAGAACATTGTTTTTCTAACCACTAAAGGATTTAAAAATGGCTAGTCCGCTAAAAAACCCTAAGGTATCCCAGCCTTGGGGTCGCCCTAACCCACGTTACTCAGCAAAGCGTCACACAGGTATTGACTTTGCTTGCCCAGTAGGTACACCTTTGTTCGCAGTTGCTGCTGGAACAATTAAAGATGTTCTTAACGACAGGTCTTACGGTAGAGTCGTTGTCCTTACTTGCAAATCAGATAAAGGAACTGTTGATATCTGGTACTGCCATATGTCAAAGCCAACCGTTAAAAAAGGTCAAAAAGTTGCTGAGGGAGAGGAGTTGGGTCTCTCCGGGAATACAGGAAATTCCACAGGTCCCCATCTTCACTTAGAAACCCGTGTTTCGCCATTTCGTTATGGTAACGATGTAAGCAATCCATTCTTAGATATGCCTGGAATTATCGACAAGAATGCTCCTTCCGAGCGCAAGATTGGTCTTTGGAAGAAGGGTGTTGCAATTGTGACACCTGCTAAAAAACCAGCAAACAAAATTGTTCGTATGGCAAACATGGCTTACGGTTCAACTAACGATGACATTAAAGTAGTGCAGTCTGCACTTATCGACCTATGCGGTGCAAAAATTCCTGTTAATGGAGTTTTTGATGAGAAGACTAGAGAAGCCTATAAGTTATGGCAACATAAACTAGGATTCCACGGTAAAGATGCCGATGGTGTTCCAGGTAAGAAGTCTATGGCTGAACTTGCAAAGAAGTACGGATTTAAGTTGGTCTAAGGTTTAAAAACCCTAGCACCACCCATACCGCCCCCTCTTCTGCCTAAGTCAATCTTTCGACGGGCAGGGGAGTGGGCGGTTATTTTTCCGCCTACAAACCCTTGAGGCGGTTTAATAAGTAGTGCTGTTAATGCATGTACTAAAGCATCTACACGGTCTGGAGACTTACCTTCGCCGGGAATCCACGAAGTCATTTGGTCTTCTAGTTCTGCTAAAAACCCAATGTGGTGAACGCGACCTTGCTCGTAAGCAAGAACTGTAGGCTCAGCACGAAGTTGTTTACCGTGCTTTGAGTGGACTTCTAAAACTTTTACATTAGGGTCAATAGCGTTAATTGCGTTACGCACTAGTGCTCCACCTTGGTTAACTTCAGCAATAACTGGGCACATCCACTTACGCGCCATTTCTACAACTTTATTAGCCCAAACTTCAGGGGAACCTAGAATAGATGCATCTTCAAGCACCCATGCTTCACGCTTATATAAATCTCTATCTCCAGTAGAGGCGCAGACAACAATTCCGCATTCATCTCTTGGATTTTCTGCAACAGATGGGTCAACACCTATACAGCGAAGTGGTGTTCCTAAAGGAAATGACCCATGTCGGTTTCTTTCAATCATTTCAATGGTCCACAGGGCACCTTCAATATCATCAAGCATCTCGCCATAAAGTTCCTGAGAAGCAAGACGAGTGCCTTCATAAACTCCCATGATTGCTTCCATGTAAGCACCAGATAAGTTACCTGCGTTATCCATAGTGCTACCGCGTGTAATTACAACACTTTCACTTTTCTTCGACTCTTCTATTAAAGAATATAAAAGTGGTACACGTTTTGGTGTTGTAGTCAACATAATTTTTGGTCGGTCTCCAAGACGAGTACCAACTCGTAAGTTATCAAATGCAGTCATACCTGCAGCGTCTGGAGTCTGTCGCCATGCAGCGACCTCATCTCCCCATGCGTGCGTGAACTGGGGACCACGAAGTGAGTCTGGTTCGTCAGCAGTAAAACAAGTTGCAGTATTTCCGTTAGACCAAGTTAGACGACGCTTAGACGGTTCGTAGTGTGGCTTCTCACTTGGTGGTGAAATATTAATAATTCCAGACTCACCTTCAACAATAACATCGCGAACATCCGCAGCAGTACGAGCAACTAATGCAAAACGTAGTTGTCCTTTGTTTGTGTGTTTGGCTTCTTCACGCACCCACTCAGCAGCAGTTCTAGTTTTACCTGCACCACGACCAGCGATGTATGCCCAGATATTCCAGTTTCCTTCTGGTGTTTGTTGCTCTGGTCTTCCCCAAGCCTTCCAGTCCCAGATAAGAGAGTCCATATCCATATCGGAAAGAACAGCATTGCGTTCTTCCTCGGAGAGCATGGCAATCTGCTCCATTAAACTCTTACCCATTGTTCCTCCAAAAAACAAAACCCTCACGCCGAGTAGCATGAGGGCTTAAGTTTTTGTTTTTAGACGTTACGCTTCAAACTACTCTGTACTCCATAATACAGTGGTGCGGCGGAACTAAGACCCAATTCACGGGCTAAAACCGACAAAGATACGCCATTTCTATACTCATTAGCGAGTTGGTCGTGATACTGGTCAACACCAATATCTTTTGCCTTTTTTACACGTTCTACTGCTTCAACATTTTCTTGCTTTGTAGCACGAGTTTTTGGCTTTACTGCTGATAAATTAACATCATTCATTACAACTCGTCGTCTTACACCTGGATAAGCAACATTCAAACTCTTTGCTAACTGCGGAAGACTTCCACCTTTTGACTGAAATTCAATTAAAAATTCCGTATATTGGCGACTTGCATCGTGCGCTTCACTTTTCTGTGACCTAGAACCATATGCCTTTTTTGCTAAAGGCAAGATTGGAAGGATTTTTTCAGTGTACTCAAGGAGTAAATCACTCATTTTTTCTTTCTCCATTTCTTTATGTCTTTAGCGTGTGTCATAACTCTATGGTACAGACTTTGTACCTCTTGCGCAAATTGCTTACATAAAGGAAAAAGCCCCCTATTTGGGGGCTTCTTCGTCTTCATCTTTATGCACAATCTCAAGGTCAAGCGGACCTCTTAATTTAATTGTAAGCAACCAGATTGCTAGTGACAGTGTTATTGCATAACCTACAACGGTTTTTGCACTTCCTTCAAGAACGCACCAAGCGATAAACATACCTAATAGAGTCCATGTTTGGTTTAGTGATTCAATGAAGGCATCTTTAATCCATATTAGTATGGCTTTCATTATTGATTCCTCGCTAGGGTTAGTGCTGAAGTTCCAGCAATTACTTGTGACACAATGACTGCCGAGACAGTTATTGCTTGTGCGTCCTTACGAACCTCTGGTGTTAAATCAGCACCAACATTCGCAATGGCTTTAAGTGCCTTTCCTGGGTCAGCAAAAACTGTGGAAAGGAGTTCGGAAGGGCTTTCAAAAATTTCAATAGCATCTGCAACTTCAGCAGTGATAACTACACCGTTTTCTAAAGTAACTGGTTGCTCTGGTGGCAAATCTGAGTAGTCCAAACCAGATGCTTCAAAAACATCAAATGGGATTGATGTATCAGCATACTCTTCAACAAGAGCATCAGAAATTATTTCTCTTTCACTATCAGTAATAATTCCATCAGCAGATGCGTTATCTATAACATCTTGAACAGGCTCTATAATTGGTTCAGGAGTAGGAGTTGGTTCTGGTGTTGAAGTTTCTGAAGGTGTCGGTTCTGGGCTCGGCTCAACGACTGGAGTTACTGTCGGTTCTGGTGTGGGCAGGACTGTTGGTGTTGGTGTCGGTGATGGTGTAGGTGAAGGTTCTAAAGTCGGTTCTGGTGTCGGTGATACTGATGGTGACGGCTCTGGTGATGGTTCTGGCGTTGGGGTGGGTTCTACTGTCTCAGTGGGTGTCGGTTCTGGAGTAGGACTTGGAGTTGGTTCGACATAGTTAGGGTCAACTTCAATAGTTAATACAACAGATAAATATTTAGGAGTACCACCGCAAGGGTCTCCAAAGACTCTATTATCTGCACTAATAACTAATGTGTTATTAGATACAGCATTAGAAACGAGCATTGCGGAGTTTTCAGCGTGGCATGTTCCGTATTGATATTCGTTTGGTGCTCCATATGATGCAAACAAAACTTGATTAATTTTCATACCAACTGGGGCAACATAAGTAAGTTCTCCCCCTTCGTTAGTTGTAATGTATATTGCACCTTCTGGATAAACAATTGCTGGTGGTGGCTCTGGTGGACATTGCTCATTCCAGTTAACTTCCGAACCGTCCCAGCACTCAACTAGTGGCGGTACCTGTGGACATGTTTGATTCCAAGGAATCACTGAACCATCCCAACAAGTTGTTGGTGGTGGAGTTGGTAAGCATTCTGATTCATAGTGAACTACAGAGTTATCCCAACAAATTACTTGAGGTTCTACGGGACAAGTACCGTTCCAAGGAACAGTTGAATTATCCCAGCAAACAATGTTTGGAGGAGTTGGTGGACAAGTTTGATTGTGAGGTATTACTGAACCATCCCAACACGTTATTGGTGGTGGTTGAGGTGGACAAGTTTGACTCCATGCGACCCAAGTACCATCCCAGCATTGTGTATCAGGTGGAACTGGGGGACAACTCCCGTTCCAAGGAATCGTAGAACCATCCCAGCATTGACCGGGTGGTGGTTCTGCAGGACAGGTTGCAGACATTGGAATAATTGTTCCATCCCAACAAGTCTGCATTTCGACTGGACGACCACCATTAATGGTGAACGCCTCTGAGATTTGGACCACCTCTTCACCTGATTGGAAACGGATACCGCGTCTTAAATCTGCTGGAAGCCAACCTGTTGTCTCAACAATTCCAGACCAAGTAGGTAAGCGAGAAGTGTCAACAGTTAGTTTGATTGTTGTAATATCTCCAGAACTTTGTGGAAATGGACGAACTTTCCACTCCACACAAAAACCTGTGCTGGTAACTCCGTAACTTAAACTAGTGCCTTGACCAAAGGTTACCCAGTCATAACCAGCCAAAGAAATAGATGGGGTACTTGGGTATGTATGGAATGTGGCATCAGGAATGCCAAAAGTTAGCGTACCGTTGGTAGTCACATATGTTGTGCTGTATGTGGTGTCTCCGAGAGGAAGATTATATGGAAGCGACATCTGATGAGCAGTATCGTCTTCACCTGTCCAAGAAAATTGGTTACAAGGCTGTTCTGCAATAATTGCTTGAGATGCTGGAGGGGTTATTGTAAAAAAGATACCGACAAATGATAAAGCAAAAACAGACCTTATTAACTTACGCAAAGTAACCCCTCCAGCAAGGGCAGAATATTAATTCGTGTGTCAGCGCGAACCTTGTTCTTAGTTTACATTGTTTTTTTATATGCTAAATAAGAATTTCTTACTGTTGCTGCGTACCATTTCTCTCCTCCGTGCGCAGTTGGTACACTTTCTGCATTCAATCCATCTGCAATCAACTGATAAGAAAGTCCTAAATTTCTTTCTTTATAGATACGTTCCCTTATGTTTTGTTCAATATCTGGTAGCGGTCCTAAATCAATTCCCCACTTTTTTCCACTACTTCTTCGGTCTCTATGTACATCTTTTTGACGTTCGGAAATCATTCCGCGTTCCATTTCCGCCATCGCCGCCATAATCGTGACAACAAACCTTCCCTGATGCGTAGCAGTATCCAACCCCAAATCAAGTAGAGCCAAACGCCAACCGTATTTATGTGAACGGTCAACAATTGAAAGAAAATCCTTAGTCGAACGCGCCAATCTATCGAGTCTTGTGACATAAATAGCCTGAGCCCTTCCTGCATCTAGGTCATCTAGAGCATTTCGTAGTACTGGGCGACCCTGAATACTTTTTCCAGAACGCCCTTCTTCTCTTAGAACAACAGGTTCGTAGTCTGCTGCTAGTGCTGCATATTCCATTTGTCTAACTTGAGCATCAAGGCTGATTCCGTCATTAACCTGTATTTGAGTTGAAACACGAGCATATAGATAAGCAATTCCGTTAGACATTTAAATCCTTAAGTGTTGCTAGTAGATTATCTTTACTTATTGTTGCTATGTATGAAGCCAAGTCAGACCTACCTAAACTAATAACAAACCCGTCTTTAGTTGGTGCAATCCCAGATGCAAACTCGATTCCTTCTTTTACAAAAATAAAACTATCTGAGCATTGAATTGGTTTTAATTCTTTGTTGTATCTAACAAACCTGTGGCTATAGTTTCTTATTTTTGTTGTAGAAGAAAATGTCACGGGATTTGCTCCCCTAACAACCACTGAATAAATTTCGTGCACTAGCCCAACGCTTGTTCCATCTCCAAAAGGGATTACTTGAGTGCCACCTCTAAAAGTTTTATACTCTTTACTTACATCGTGCTTTACTATCTCTTCGTTAGTAAACACAGAGCAGTAGTCGTAGATAAAAGATTCTGTGTCCTGCACGGGCATCCAGTTCTTTTCAACTTGATTGTTTGGAGATGAATAAACTTCCATAGATAAAACTTCAGGGTTTTCTAAAGATTTAAGTCTTATCTTTGAGATTCTTGCTACTGGATTATCTTTCTCTAAGTAAGTAGAACTTATGCAATAACTTACTCCGTCCCAGAAAAGTCTTGGGTCTTCTAGTCCTCTAACAACATTTTCTCTAACATTGTCTACAGTTATTTCTTTTAGAGTGTCTTCGTCAAATGACCAGTCATCTTTAAGACGTACAAGAAACATTTTATTTCTTACCCTATTGCCAGCAGTGAGTCTTACTGAGATTCTTGTATCCGAGAAAATATAGTTACTAGCCCTGAATGCAATCCAATACTCTTCTTTGTCAGAAAGAATTATTGAAGGATTGAATGCACTCCAATTCTTATTAGAAGGCATAGCGTATCTACGAATAAGATGCGCTTCACCACTTAAGTCAGAGATTGTTGGGTAGGTCAAGGTGCTATTCTTCCATTCTTAACAAAAGCATTGTAGGTTAGTGGCATAAGTTCTTTGAATATTTCTTCATACTGCTCTGCAACCATTTCAATCTCCCGTTGAGGGTAGGACGGAAAGTGTGAGTCAGGGTCAGACTTACGTAGGCTAAGAAAGTTCATAAGCGCACGAGCGTTCATAGTGACATACGCGCTGGAGTAAATGTTTACTGGAAGAACTCCGCGAGCGACTTCTTTAGCAATTCCAGATTCAAGCATCTTTAGATACGCTTCATATGAAGCCTTAGCACCTTTAAGATATCCAGCAAGCACGCTTCCGTACTGCATAAGAGTGCCTTCTTCAAATGTGTAAGAGCCAGTCTTTCCAACTTGAATTAACTTGCGCTCTTTGTTTGGTACGTAGAAGTGTGGCTCTAGTGTTTTGTAGCGTCCTGACTCTTCGTTGTAACTTGCCATACGATGTCGCATATGCTCGCGCCAAACAAAAATTGGAGCCTTGACATAAAAAGTCATTGTGGAGTGTTCGAACGGGGAGCCGTGACGCTCTCTCATAAGGAAGTTAATGAGACCGCCAATCTCTCCTGTTGTAGTTTCTTTAGAGCGTTCTCCCTGAGTAGATACTCTGGCAGCAAAAGCAATATCTGAATCAGAAGCGCTGTGCTTAACAAGTTCTACTGTCATCTCTGAACTAAAGGTAGCGTCCATTACTGTTGGTCTCTTTCCCATACGACTCTGCTTACTCCTGATGATGCGATTAGTTTTGAGCAACCGGGGCAAGGTTGACCAGTTATATAGATAGTTGCGCTTTGAAGGTCGCTCCAGGAAGCCCGTAGAAGCGCGTTTGACTCTGCGTGGGTGCTCCAACACTGGTCATATTGACCCTTTGAGTGTTCTGACGAAGAATCCAAAGCCCTTGGGCATTGACCTGTAGAACCGCAGGAGCGTTCATCCCCTGCTGGAGTTCCGTTATATCCAGTGGAAACAATTTTGTGGTT